GTGTTTACTTAAATGAGGGTTATAAAATGATGGAATTAGAAGAAATACGAAATAAGCTACAAGACAGAAGAGTTCTCATGGTTGCAGAGGCAACGGGGCTGCACTTCAACACGGTCAGGAATGTGCGGGACAATGTAAATGCCAATCCTACTTATAATGTGATGGTGTCACTCTCAAAATATCTAGAGGAAAAATATGACTGATATAACGGGGATAACGAATGGGCCTTTTACTCTAGAAGATAAGTTTATAGAGAGCCCAGAAAACCAACTCAGAAATGCCATGCTAGATGCTGGGATTGAACCCCCTAGAGCACTTTATCTGGATGGCAATATCCACCGCTTTAGTACGAATTCAAAGGGACAGTCAGGCCATGGAGACAAGCCAGGATGGTATGTTTGTTTCAGTGACTCTATTCCTGCCGGACGATTTGGGGACTGGCGATCTGGTATTGAAATGTCATTTCGTGGCGATATTGGCAGGAAGTTTACTGTTGCTGAAGAGATGGTGCATGCCCGTAGACTCTCAGAAGCAATGGCGCAGCGTGATCTGGAGCGTGATAAAAAGCACGAACTGACAGAAAAGGTTGTTGAAAAGATTTGGGATAATTGCCTTGAATCCGACCCACAGCACCCTTACTTACAGAAAAAACGCATCCAAAGTCACAGATCAAGAGTGACGGGCGATGGTCGTTTAGTTGTTCCCTTGCGAGATATAGATGGTGCGATCTCAACCCTTCAATATATCTCAGGCGATGGCTCTAAGCTCTATCACAAAGGTGGTTCGACCTCCGGTAAGTTTTGGACAATCGGGAATAACGACAACTTTAAAACCCTGTACATCGCTGAAGGGTTCGCAACAGCAGCGACTATCCATGAGCAGACCGGTGATAACTGTATTGTTGCCTATTCTGCATCTAATCTCGTGCCTGTAACAGGTTTGATTAGAGAAAAGTATGGAATAGCACTGGAAATAATTATCATCGCTGACAACGATGCTAGTGGAGTAGGGATGAAATATGCAGAAAAAGCTAGTGCCACACACGGGGCTAGAATTGTCATGCCCCCCAATGAGGGTGATGCCAACGATTTTGTCAATGCGGGTGGTGATTTCATGAACCTGGTGTCACCAAGGTCAGATGAATGGCTTGTCCCAGCAGACGATTTAAGTGCGCAACCCGCTCCATTAAAATGGATGGTGAGGGGCTGGATACAAGAAAATGCGCTTATCATGGTGCATGGCCCGAGTGGTGGCGGAAAGACATTCATGGTGTTAGACCAGTTATTATCTATTGCAGCAGGATTGCCAGACTGGGCAGGGTGTAAAGTGAAAGCTGGGACCGTGGTTTACTTTGCGGGAGAGGGTCACCACGGTTTGCGAGGTAGAATTGCAGCTTGGAAACACCATAACATCGTAGATACGTTGGATATGTGGGTCAGCAAAGACGGTTGTGATCTGAATACACCTACTGGCTATCAGCGCGTCAGAGAGAGTCTTATAAAATTAACATCACCTCCTAAAGTCATTGTCTTTGACACACTACATCGTTTTTTATTAGGTGACGAGAACTCTGCACAGGACGCTAAAACAATGCTGGACGCTTGCAGTTTATTAATGAATGAGTTTCTCTGCTCTGTGATATTAGTTCACCATACTGGCGTGTCCTCGGAAGCACAGCACAGGGCTCGTGGCTCTTCTGCCTGGCGCGGGGCATTGGATATAGAAATCAGTATTGTGCCAGGGGATGAGGCCAGTCCGATGGAAATACACCAGAAAAAATCAAAGGACGCTGAGCTTGCGCATTCTATTTACGCTAATTTAGAAGGCGTGGATATACCAGGCTGGCGAGATGAAGATGGCGAGCAAGTATCCAGTGCCGTTTTAGATATTGTGGCAAACCCTAAAGAAGGGAAAAAGCAAGACCGGATGAAAGACAAAAAAGAAGAAAATCTCAATAAATTTAAAAAGTATGTTGAGAGAGCATTTTTTGCCAGTCATTGTGAGCTAAGAGATGGCCTTCCCTATGTGAGCAGATCGGCGATTCTTGAACTGTTAACCAAGGATAAAATTGGAAGTGAGCGAACCATTGAGAACTGGATGTGCCCTGGAAGGAAGGGATCAATGATAAATGTTCTCATCGAAAATGAAGATATTACACCTTTTGAGCAGGGTTATAAAGTCACCGGAGTGGAGCTTTCAACCCTATTACTATTATTAATGTAGGGTTGAATATGGGTAAAAAAGGGCTAAAAACCCCCTCAAAACGTGTTTAGGGGGCGTGTTAAAAAATAAGGCTGTTAAGTGGCCTATTTTTAGGAAAACCCCCTTGTACCCCCTCATGGAATTAAACTCTGGAGGCACTATAAATACTGGAAACCCCCTCACCCCCTCTTTAAAGAAACGCGCACAGGGGGTCAAAATTGACAAAGACAGTCAACAACCCCCCCCCTACTCTCTCCTACTTAAGTAGGAGAGATAGGAAGGGGGTTTGATTGTGGGGCTTTTGTAGAGGCTTATCAATGTTTAATTAAAATAATACTTTACTTTTATTTTTACTGTAGTATACTAGAACCGTACCAAGAAAAAACCAACTAACAACAACCGAGGAAACAGAATGAAAAATGTAATCAAAGCAGCCATCGTAATCGCAATGATCTCATCAGCACCAGCAGCACAATCCGGTGATTATGAGAACGATTATTATCAACGCCAAATGTTAAGAGCTGTACGACAAGGAAATGCAGACAGAAGAAGGGAAGCAATAAATCGGAGGTCGGCCCAAATCTCTCGAGACAACAAAGCTGCCGATAGAGAAAGAAACCGCCGACAGGGATTGGGATTTCAAAATCAAAGGTATTATAATCCGAATCGTTATACATGGTGATCAAAAGCGACAAATAATAATTAAAATAATTTTGAGGATATAAAAATGAAAACAAATGTTAGCAAAAATGATTTTGTAGATAGCGAACCGTTAGACTGTTTCAGTTACGAGGCCAGAATCGCGCTGTGGGAGTATTTTGAAGAGTATGAGTATGGTACAGGCTATGAACTGGATTTCGACCCTGTAGCGATACGAGGTGAGTTTGTAGAATATTCAAGTATTGAAGACTTTTGGGAAGATTATAGCAGAGATGAATATACCACCTTACAGGCCCTAATGGATTACACCACGGTTATTGAAGTTAATGATAGTTGTTTCTTAATTGAGGCATTCTAAAGATGAGAATTAAACACGACTATGTACACTTACCTACCTATTCTGAGCGTTTTAAGCTATCTACAAGGCTTTTTCAGCGTCTAGCTAAAGTTCGGCAAGGGATTTTTATTTTCGTGGCTATAACGCTAATTTTGGCTGGCGAGTCAATTGCTGATGTATTGGCTGACTGGATATTAATATAATGTTTACAGAAATACCAGCTTCTCCTCGAAGCATTGCACAGAGAAAGCCTGTTTACGGCATTGGTACTAATGATGCTGATTACCTTACCAAGATAGAAAGAAATGGTAAGCGATACATGTGCCCTTTCTATACCAAATGGAAAGGCATGCTTGAACGCGGGTATTGCCCTAAGCTCCATAAACAACAACCCACTTATGCTGATTGCTCTGTTGCAGAAGAGTGGCATTTATTTAGCACCTTTAAAGACTGGATGCGGTCTCAAAACGGTCTTGGTCTTGAGCTGGATAAGGATATTCTGTTAATTGGTAATAGAATTTACTCACCTGAGACCTGTTGCTTTGTTACTCGACAAATAAACGGCCTTCTTAATGATCATGCCGCTGCGCGGGGTGAGTCCCCCCCAGGCGTTTGCTGGGATAAGAAGGCAAGTAAGTACCGGGCTCAGATAAGAATTCACGGTAAAAAAACGTTTATAGGACTCTTCACTACCGTTGAAGCGGCTGAGCAGGCATACAATGCAGCTAAAAAAGCATATATCATCGCGTGTGCTCAAGATCAACTACCGCACATAAAAGCGGGTTTATTAAGACATGCTGAGAGGTACACATGAAATATCCTATTCAATTTGAAACGCTTGGGGAGAAGCTTCTCTATTTCGTATCTGAATCTGAACCAAAAAGAAGAGAAGAAATAGAAATTCAAAAATATAAGCTTACGAGTCTTAAACAAGAAACATGGAACAGTATTAGTAAGGGTCTTATTGCTGACATCGGAGGGTATTTGTACCTTAGCGAGCATGGAAGAGCAAAACTGGAAGCGATAAAAAATAAAGATATGACTAAATTCAGTCAAAAACGTGTGCTTTCTGCTTTCAGGCTGCACGATAACTTTACTATTAGAGATGTTCTCTACCAGCTACATGTAGAAGAAACCCCGGTTAGGATGAACACTGTCAGGACCAGACTACGTGCGCTGATAGGTCTGGGGAAAATAGTGCGTGTGGGCGTTGGTGAGAAGAAGCAAATCTTGTATGCCAAGGCGACTACCGATAAGGGGCGAGAAAGGCAAGACTCTGCCGGTGTACAATTGAGAATCAGGAAAGAGGCACAAACTAAACAACGTTTAATTATTAGAGATTTTCAGATCGCATTGCCTGGTACACTCACAGCAGAAAGAGGCGGGTGCGGAGAAATAGTAATGAGGAGAAAAATTTATGGATAATCGAGATATGGTATTGACCACTATTTTTGTATTGTTAATGCTATTAATATTCGTCCCTCATGATTCTAGAGCATCAGAATCTGGCAGCAAGGATTTGAGCCGCCAAAATATCATTGACAGAAAATAAAAGTGGTGATAATATCAAAGGTAATTAACTTCTCCTCGATGTTGATTTAGTGACCCCTCTGGCCGAACCAAGTTTTAAAGCTTGTGTCTCGGCCTTTTTTTTGATATAAATAAACTATGAATACAAAATTAGAGATAATTTACAAGTCAGAGACTGACATCACGCCATATATCAATAACACCAGGACTCACAGCCCTGAGCAAATAGAGCAGATAAAAAGCAGTATTAATGAGTTCGGCATGTGTTCTGCTATCGGAATTCACAATGGCTCCATAGTCTATGGACATGCACGATTCATCGCCCTCAAACAACTTGGTTATACCGAGTTCCCCACGCTAGACCTGTCACACCTCTCCGATGCCCAACGAAAAGCCTATATCATTGCTGATAATAACCTGGCGATAAATGCTGGCTGGGATAATGAGCTATTGAAAATTGAACTGGGTGGATTGGAGGACCTTGAATTTGATGTAAGATTGCTCGGATTTGATGATGGGTTTATGAGCGGTCTAAACTTAGAGGTAGAACATGGTACTACTAATGCAATGGATGAATGGACAGGAATGCCAGAGTTTACACAAGATGATAAAACATCCTTCAGGCATTTAACCGTTCATTTTGCGAATAATGATGATGCTAATGAATTCTTTAGCATTATTGGTCAAAGTAATACAGACAAAACAAGATCAATTTGGTTTCCAGAAGCAGAGATAGAAACGACAGCAGATAAAGAATATTCATAATGAATCAGTTCCCAATATACATTCCCAGTAAAGGAAGAAGTGAGTATATGGTGACAAGTAAAGCACTGACCAGAATGGGAGTGGATCATTATGTTGTTGTAGAACCTGTAGAACGCCCAAAGTATCTAGCAGCAATAAAGAAAATGAAGCTGAAAGCTAGTATTGTTGATCTTAATTATTCGTTTAAAGAGGATTATGAGCTTTGCGATAATTTGGGTCTAGAGAAAAGCACTGGGCCTGGACCTGCTAGGAATTGTGCGTGGGATCACTCCAAAAGAAATGGTTTTTCACATCACTGGGTGATGGATGATAATATAGCAGGATTTAATCGGCTGAATAAAAACCTTAAAGTGCCTTGCAGAACTTCAGAATTGTTTACTGCAATGGAGGATTTTATATTACGTTATAAAAACATCGCGATGTCTGGGCCAAACTATTTCTTTTTTTCACCCAGAAAAGTAAAGCAAGAGCCATTTGTAACAAATACACGCATATACTCATGCAATTTAATCCGTAACGATTTGCCATTCAGATGGAGAGGCCGATACAATGAAGATACTATACTCTCACTAGATATGCTAAAAGCAGGATGGTGTACGGTTCAGTTCAATGCATTCTTACAAGATAAAATGCAGACCCAAAAATTAAAGGGTGGTAATACATCTGAATTTTATCATGCAGAGGGAGTAGTTGAAGAAGGAAAGAAATATTCAGACACTGGCACAATAGCTAAGTCAATGATGCAAGTAAAGGTTCATCCGGATGTTTCTAAAATAGTCCATAAATTTGGTCGTGTCCATCACCATGTTGATTACAGTTCCTTTAAAAATAACAAATTAATCAAATACGATAATGCAGTGATAAGGGATGGTATTTATAATTATGGGATGGAGTTGAAAAAGAAAAATGGTTAAAAAATACACTAAAAGAAAGGAGGGCGCGATATGACCAAAGCAGTAGGAAGGCCACTGATTAAGATAGATTGGGAGCTGGTGGATAGAATGTGTGGTATCCATTGTACCGGTGAAGAACAAGCAGGGATGTTGTCGATTGATTATGATACTTTGGATCGTGCTTGTCAGCGTGAAAAGGGTGTAAATTTTGCGGAGTATTTCAAGCAAAAGAGTGCTAATGGTAAGATGTCATTGAGGCGCAGGCAGTACACAGCAGCGATGGAAGGGCAACCGACCATGATGGTGTGGCTAGGTAAACAGTGGCTAGGTCAGACAGATAAGATAGAGTCTGATTTGAATGTTTCAGGTGGACTCAAAATTAGCTGGGACGAATGACCCCTGTTAAAATACCCTTTAAACCAAGACATCAACAGAAAGATTTATATGTCACATCAAAGCGTTTCAATGTCAACGTATGCCATAGACGCTTTGGCAAGACAGTTTATGAGATCAACAAACTAATCAGAATGGCTCTGACTTGCGAGCTTCATAACCCACGTTATGCTTATATTGCTCCTTTTTATCGTCAGGCAAAGAATGTCGCATGGGATTATCTAAAGCACTTTACTAGGCCTATCCCTGGTACTGTATGGAATGAGTCTGAGTTAAGAGCAGACTTACCTAATGGAGCAAGGATTACATTATATGGCGGAGAACCTGACAATTTACGTGGTCTATATCTTGATGGTGTTGTTCTTGATGAGTATGCACAGATAAACCCTAGGATGTGGGCTGAGGTCATACGACCCGCACTGTCTGACCGTAAAGGATGGGCTGACTTCATCGGTACGCCACAAGGGCATAACAACTTTTACGATCTTTATCAGCACGCACTAAGCGATGAAGACTGGACAGCCAGGACATTCAAAGCAAGTGAAACAGGCATTGTAGATAGCGAAGAGCTGGAAGCTGCTGCAAAGGATATGACGCCAGAGCAGTATGATCAAGAATTCGAATGCAGTTGGTCGGCAGCTATACGCGGTGCTTATTACGGAAAGCTGATGACTGAGATGGAAGATGACGGTAGAATCTGTGCTGTCCCTTATGATCCTACGATGCGAGTGATAACTTCATGGGATTTGGGAATAAGTGATGCTACTGTTATTTGGTTTTGGCAAGTTTCGCGCACAGAAATAAGAGCGATCAATTGTCTATCCTTTCAAGGGGCTGGATTGCCTGAGATTATTAAGATTGTAAACTCAATGCCCTATGATTATGTACAGCACATCGCGCCACATGACATCGCAGTCAGAGAGCTGGGCAGTGGTAACAGCCGGATAGATATAGCACGTGATCTGGGTATCAAGTTTGAGGTTGCGAAGAAAACATTTGTGGCTGATGGAATCAATGCCGTTAGGATGATACTCCCGAAAGTCTGGATTGATGCTGAGAAATGTAAGACGGGTATCGAAGCGTTAAGACTTTACCGTACAGAGTATGATGATAAAAAGATGGTGTTTAAAGACAATCCATTGCACGATTGGTGTTCAGACTTTTGCGATTCAGTTCGTTATTTCGCAGTGACTCGGCACAAAACAGAACAGTTCTCAGGCGATGACTGGAATGAATCAATCAACAGGTAGCAGATTATGATGAACAAGAAAGAAGCAGCAGTACAGCAGCTAATCGAAGAAGAAGAGATGGCTAGCAATGATGTTGCTCCCATGAGTGATGCCGAGCTAGTCTCAGTCTGTACCCAAGAGATTTCACAGGGTCTGGGGGGAGAAAATGGAAGCGATAACCAGGAAATATCCCTACCACTCGAATATTATAATGCTCGTTTGCCAGGTATTTCAGCACGAAAAGCACGTGATCGCGACTCCTCTGTCTATGTTAGCGATGATTTAAGGTCAGCCGTTGAGTCTACGATGGCTGAGATAATGCCACTTTTTCAGACTAACGAGCTGGGTGTGTTTGATCCAGTAAGTGAAGAAGATGTTGAGCAAGCAGAAGTAGAAACTGCGCTATCAAACCATTTATTCTTTACAGAGTATAGCGGATATTTAATTTTACAAGAGCTGGTGAAAGACGCGCTGTTGAATCGCAACTGCACTGCTAAAGTCTATTGGGATGAGCGTGGCGAAGTTAGCTATGAAGAGTTGGACGGTATCCCCGCCATGGCTATCCCGCAAGTGCTACAGCCTCAGCAAGAAAATGAATCTGTTGAGCTAGTCGAGCAAGAAGTGGATGGCCAAGTAGAAATCCCACCAATGATTGACCCGATAACCGGGATGCCCGCGGACATGGGGCAGGTTATTGAGACCTATCGCGTAAAGATCAAGCGTATCAAGATGATTGGGAAGCCTGTCATAGAATCGATTGCGCCTGAAAATTTAGTTGTCGGATCAGATCATCACAGTCCTGTACTTTTTGACGCACGATTTGTTGCACACTCGAAAGTTGAGACAGCAAGCTCACTGATAGCGCAGGGTTTTGATCCCGAGGTCGTTAAGAAGCTACCGGATTATAATAGCGGTCAGGAATCCTCCTATGCCAGAAGCAACTCAGATTATGGCTCGGTTGACGATAGCACCATGCTCATCCAGGTATACGAATGTTTTATAAATATTGATTTCGATGGCGATGGTCTAGCTGAGCGACGAAAGGTAGTGATTGCTGGGGATGATACTCTATTAAGCAATGATGTCTGTGATCACACACCACTCGTTGGGGGTGTTGGCACGATTATGCCGCATGCCTATGAAGGTGTGAGTTTATTCGACAGATTAAAGGGTATTCAGGATGTTAAGACGAATCTGATCAGATCAGTCATAGACAGCACAGCGTTAAGCGCAAATCCTAGAATCGGAGTGGTGACTGGCGAAGCGAATCTCGATGATATATTAAGCAGCTCAACGGGTGGTATCGTACGAGTAACAAACCCTGGTGCTGCGTTCCAGTTTCCAAACCCAGAAGTCGGTCAATCTAGTTATTCATTGCTCAGTATGATGGATGCTCAGCGCCAAGAGCGTGGCGGTAGTGCAATTAGTACAGCTAATGCGGCACAGAGTGTATCTGGTGATTCTGCGCACGGCATAGAAAGGGTCATGAGTGCGATGGAGCTGGCGAATACATTAATAGCCCGCACGATTGCAGAGACAGTAGTGAAAGGTATCTTTATCACACTCCATGCTGTCATCAAAGCCAATATGAAATCACCAGTCAACGCTCGTATCGGTGGTAAGTGGGTAAATAGTACGCCTGCTGAATGGAAAGATAGACCAGTAGTAAGAGTCCAGATGGGCAATTCACATGCTAAGAATCAGCAGATGGCGGGCGTGATGAATCAGATTGCACAGGTCCAAGGAATGCTTGCACAAGCGGGGTCAGTATTATTCTCAGAAGAAAAGCAATATGATGCGCTGACTGATGGGGCTAAATACTCTGGGGTCACAACACCTGAGCGGTATTATGTAGACATTACATCACCTGAAGGGCAGCAAGCAAAACAGCAGCAAACTCAGCAGAAGCAGCAAGAAAAACAGAAGATGGACGAGGCTCAGCAGACAATGATGCAGGGTCAACAGATGCTTGCTCAGGCGGAGATGCTTAAAGGCCAAGCGGATATGCAGGCGAATCAGGTTAAGGTACAGAATGAGCAGTTGAAAGCTGAGATACAAGGCTTGAAAGAGCTGGCTAACGCAAACCAGAAGTCAGCAGAATTAGAATTCGATTACGCGAAGTTATATCTAGATAACCAACTCAAGAAAGAAGAAAACGAAAGCAAGCAGGCTTTGGAGC